CTACGACCTACTTCAGCGGAGCGACTGAACTCGGAAGCCTGTTCGCCGGGTCGACACCGACTTATGTTCAGCCCGGAACCAACATAGCCACCGGAGGAACAGCCTCTCGGCCCGTCGTTCATGTTGTCGGTTCGCCTGTGTTCACGGCTGTCACGACCTCCAGCCTGAGCGGCACATCGGTATCGGCTACGACCTACTTCAGCGGAGCGACTGAACTCGGAAGCCTGTTCGCCGGGTCGACACCGACTTATGTTCAGCCCGGACTCAACATAACCACCGGAGGGACCATTACGCGTCCTATTGTAGGGCTCCAAGGAGACATATCAGTCACATCGGTAACGGTGTCAAGCCATATAAGAGACAACGGCTCAACAACACAGGGAGGAATCTACTTCAAGGATACAGCCAGCAACAATATAATCAATAGCAACCGCCTGATATACAATCCAATCCAAGGGTTAATCACCCTGAACACTGGTTTGGCAAACGAAGGTATGTATGTATTTGACGGAGGCTTCACCGGTGTAACAATTCAGGGAAATATAATTAGTTCTGGCTCTACGAACATCCAAGACCTGTTTGCTCCGATATCGGCTTCTGCCACATACGTCCAACCCGGCAGCAACATCACAACGGGAGGAACCGATTCGAGACCCGTCGTGCATGTTGTCGGTTCTCCGGTATTCACCGGGGTCACGGCTTCTTCGGTAAGCGGAACGAGCGTCAGCGCGACGACTTACTTCAGTGGATCCACAAACATTGGTACTGTTTTTGCCGCAAAAACACACTCTCATACGGGAGGAATAACCTTCATCATGGATGGAGGTGCAAGCGTAATATCAACGGGTCAGAAGGGATATCTTATCGCTCCGTACTCGGGAATTATCACTGGTTGGACGATTGTGTCTGATGTTATTGGCAGCATAGTGGTAGACGTCTGGAAGGACACCTATGCGAACTATCCACCGACCGTGGCGGATACCATAGCTGGCTCAGAGAAGCCAACACTGTCGTCTGTAAATAAGAACAGTGACTCCAACCTGTCCACATGGACGACCCAGTTCAGTATGGGGGACATATTTACCATCAACGTCGATAGTGTATCGACTGTTACGAAAGTTACTTTGCTATTACACACCATCAAATTAGATTGATAAGATGCTCAGAGCAGTAGAACATCAGTTCAACAACCGCACGTTTGTAACATACCCCACCTATAGCGCGTCCACTACGACTCTTGGCAGGTTGATGAATGTGTACACGGGAGTTACAGCCGTCGAGAATTACGCTGGGCCGTTCAAAGTGGCCTTGGCAAGGCCCATGGAACAATCAACGCAGATACCGGGCATTTATCCGTTCGTATACAGGTGGAGCAACACCATCGATTGGGTGTTCTTGGCAGATAATGCTACGGCCGCAGCCACAAGAAGGGTAGTGTTGTACACCTACGATAGGACCACGAACGTGTTAAATTGGAGGGGGTTTGTGTTGATGACATATCCTGTTGCGACGGTACATACCATAAGGGGGTTCCGCGTAACGGTGGATGAATATACAGGAATCACTAACAGCACGGCGTCTGTGAACGGAACGGCCGTCACAGGGGTGAATACCGGATGGCAGGACGTAAGAATTGCTGTCGGTGCAAGGATAGGATTCGGAACCACCGACCCCACACAGGTGGGGACATGGTACGTCATTTCGGCCATTGGTTCGAACACCTCGATAACGTTGGCGACGAATGCTGGAGTGATATCAGCGGGCCCATTCGTGATTGAGGAAATACGCTTGATAAACGCCAACACGAACGCGACAGCAACGAACGGAGGTCTGTTCGTAACAAAGGGGGTAAACTACGATGACTTCACCATTGCTGGCACAACGATACCTGCGGCTGTTTCAACTGACAATATAAAGGCGGTATATTACCTTGGAGATAATGCCGGAACTCAGGTTAACCAAACGGCCTGTGGAATGGGATTGAGAGACAAAGAATCATGGACTGCGCATACGGCGTACGTCATTGATTCGACATCCACCCCGAGGGTATACGCCTATAATCTGAGGGCATCATTGACGGGATTCGCCTCAGGCAAATCCGGCTCCGCCATTCTATTCTCTACCGGAACACAGGCAGTCACCGGTGCGCTCACGCAGACCAACAACGGTCGAATCGCGACATTGACCCATGGACCTGCGGCCGGAATAGAATCGCTTTATTTCGTGACGGCAGCACGTGTGAACCGAGCTTCCATTTCTGGCATTACCGTGGGAAGCACAACATGGGTGTCGGACACCATGGTTGAAATACCTCCCGGAAGCACCTCGACCTTCCCCGCCACGGGTGCGTTCGGTAATGTGGAACCAACAGGTTACATCGATCGGCTATTGGTCCACTCAACAGGAGCGGCAGGGGCCAGAAGCTACATTACAAAGTATAATACCGTCTCGGACCCGTTCGATCAGATTTTCATGATCGATAATAAGCAGATAGATCAGACTTTGGCCGACCCAGACCTACCGCCAATGCCATCCATAAACGCATCTCCGTTCTCATCTTGGATAGAGGGAGGTCTCATGTATGCCACGAGGATAGGTACAACGGCCATCCTTAATCAGTTGTGGGCATTCCCTATCGGGTCGGATTGGGACTATGCCGATGCTACAGGAGAGAGGTTGATCACCCCGGAATTGTTGACCCCTAACGTCAGCAGGTTCAAGCGGGTGTATTGCAACCATACAAACATGCTTGGGGATTCAAACTACGGTATTCCACCCGAGCCGTTCAGGATGTACTATAGAACGGCCGGGATAAGCGACAACTCGGGAGGATGGACCCTGCTTGATGATTCGGGCAATCTTGATGGGGTAGCAGCCGCTGCTTCCATTCAATTTTCATTTACCTTCAAGATGATCTCGAACTACTGCACACCAGCAAGGATACATAGCGTTACCGTGTTGTACGAAGACGAGACGACCGACAGCCACTATCAGCCCTCAGCGGGCCTTTCCAATCTGACTTTGAAACAGTTCGCATGGCGCCATTCAACGGCATTCGGAGGTACGGTCCCAACGCTCAGAGTACGGCTGTATGATGCCGTGGCAGGTGGAGGAACGCTTGTGGACGATGACTCAGCAACGCCTACAGGTACGTGGGAGCGCTCCACGGACGGAGGTTCGAACTGGGTGGCATATACATCGACGGACAAAGGTAATGAAACGACCTACATCCGATATACTCCTGCGAGTTTGGCCGATAACATACGCGTAAGGGCACTTTTGACGCAGGAATAACATGGCACTTTACGACATCAACCTTTCTTCGTCAGAAGACGCGGGCTTCATTCTGGAGATACCGGCCGACACTGTTGCGGCGCCCATTGACATCGCGTCCATGGATGATTATGGGATGGTGTTCGAAATTCCGGTCGTTACAGGCGGAGGAGAGTCCTTTGGTGGAGGCTTCTTCTGAGGACAGCATACATAAACTATCTTTGTTGTTATGAAGACAGTTTATGTGGATATGGATGGCGTATTGGCGGACTACGACAGTGCGGCCCAAGGCAAGACAGAGGAGGAGAAAAGAGAGAAGGGGTTCTTCGAGAACTTGAAACCCATAGAGGGTGCTGTTAGCGCCTTCATAGGGCTCTGCTGTAACTATGACGTTTACATTCTGTCCACCGCTCCGTGGTCCAACATCCATGCTCCATCCGAGAAGCGGGTGTGGGTGGAGCGGCACTTGGGTGAATTTGCCTTCAAACGCCTCATTCTCTCGCACAACAAGGGCCTGCTCAAGGGCGACTACCTTATCGACGACAGGATCGCCAACGGAGTCGATGCGTTCGAGGGAAAACACATCCACTTCGGAAGCGGCAAGTTCCCTGACTGGCCCTCGGTGATCAGATACCTCGCTCAGGACGAATGAACGAGAATGACCTGCGCTCATCAATCAGGGCTTGGAGAGATTCCTGTTACGAGTATAACCTGAACATACTCTATGCCATGTCGTTCGACGCGGACGTGAGAGAACTGCTGCGGACCCTGTCCGTCCGCCCGCGTCGCATATTGGCCCGCGTGCCAACGCATGAGCGGTTTTGCAGCAAGCAGAGTGTCATTTCTTTTCTCAAGAGAGTCGGCAGAGGAGAAAAGTGACTACATTTGTCTTCTTACAACACTTGCCATGTCAAAAACACCTTCGAACACCAAGCATAAGGCTGCACAGATCATCAAGAGCGTTGATATGGATGCTGACAACAGCATCGACTCGCAGAAGTATGGCAAGGCCAGCGTGCCGAAGGAACCTCTCAAGCATACCCATCACATATCGCCGATGATGCAGGCGGTGTTCGAGAACTTCTTCAACGTCATCAAAAACAACGAGGTCATCTCCTCCATGATGGAGATCACCAACTTGGAGTTCTACACCATCGGCAAGCTCCGCCACTGCGAGGCGTTGAAGATCTCCGATATGAACGAACACAACCGCGTGGCGATGTTCAAGTTCAAGGACAAGAGCTTCTCCTTTGCCTTCACATGGGAGAAATCGTGGGATCAGAGCATCCACTACTACGCGAACATCTCCACAAAAGAGCCCATTTCACTCAGGGGCCCCTAGGCATTCAAGTTGTTCTTCCAGATGGCCCTCGATGTGAGCGACCTCAAGGGCAAGTGCATCGACCTGAAAAAGGGCGTACACTGGGACAAGTTCGAACTGAAGAAGACGACGTTCGATGATGTCTATGTCCCTGATTCCCAGATGCACGATTGCAAGATGTTCCTCGATGTCTACGATAAGAGCGACAGCATGCTGAGGTATCTGATGGTGGGTCCTCCGGGTACGTGCAAGACGGAGATGGTGACGGCCATCGCCAACGAAGCTCAGCGCAAGGGTGTGACCATCGTGAAGATAGCCATCGACGAGCATATGGCGGACTGTGTTCAGTTCGCATCATATTTGTCCCCCGCGCTCATCTTGCTGGACGACATCGACCTGATGCTCGGAAGCAGGACCGCTGGAGGATATTCCAAGAACCTCGGCATCTTCTTGGACGTGATGGATGGCGCCAAGAAGATATCGAAGGATGTTGGCTTCTTGGCCACCACCAATTCCAACCAGTTGCTGGACATGGCCGCTCAGCGCCCCGGACGCTTCCATCGCATACTCAATTTCAGCAGGATCAACCGGGATAACGTCAAGAACATCATCAAGAAGTCACTGCGACTGGAGTGCAACATTACGGACCAGAAGACAATCAACGCGTTCGTCGATGACAAGGTGGCCTCTTTGCTTCATGGCGAGAACAAGACGGGCGCCTATATCTACAACGTGGTCCACATGCTTGTCCTTCGCGCGCAGAGTTTCAACGTAGCCCCCACGGCTGAATGGCTGGAGAAGGAGATCAAGAGCGACATTGCGGCTATGGATGAACTCAAGAGGTCCTATGTCATGAAAGACCACATGGAGAACGAGGGTGTTAGTCGAGGTATTGGGTTCTCCTCGGATACGGAGGAAACGGAGGAAGCGGTATGACAGGGGAAGAATTGCCGCCTATGGGTCCGGACCTTCGCCGGAAGGAGGTCGTCAGTATCGTAGCCAACTTCCTGCAAGATAACAGGGACGAACCCTTGCTGGACGACTACGGTATGACGACAGAGGCGTTTGAGAAACTCCTTGGGCTCCTGAGGCGCAATGGGCATTGATGCCATATTTATGGGTAGTGCCATACCCAACGGGAGTAACCATATACGATACACTGGTATCGCTTGACCAGAACAATGTGGCGGTGTCCGCCACCACGTTCGACACAGTGCTGTTCAAGGACGGACAGGAATCACTGTTGTCGGTCTCTATCTCTTTGTACGACATTCCGCGCGCCCTGTTCATGGCTTCATTCGTGCCGGATGAATATGGGTCTTATCAGTTGTATGCGAAGAACAACGTGACGGATGTTGTATACATGAGCAACATTTTCGACGTGTCAACCGGCATCACCGCTCCGGCCTCAAGCATATACATCGGCATATGACGGAGCCCGGTTAAGGCTGTGCATCAGACACTTTGCTGATAGCAAAGCTATTTATAGACGCAGTTTTTCCTGCGTTTGATGCATAGAGAACCCAAAGATTGGAACGTAGCGACCGAAAAAGAGAAGTACGAGGAGTTTGTAAAGTGCGCCCTCGACCCTGTTTACTTCATCGATCGGCACGGCGTCGCATTCAATGCCGTTGTAGGAGGCTTCGGCCCCATTGAGTGCTACGAATATCAGAAGCGTGTGATCAACCAATACCTTGAGAACGCGTGGAATATAATACTGAAGTCGCGGCAAACTGGTCTGTCAGTTATCACTGCCGCATACGTCGCGTGGCGTTTGATGTTCCGCTCCAATGAGCGCATACTCATACTCGCCAACAATGGTAAGGGTGCCAAGCGATTCCTGAGCTACGTCAAGACGTTCATTGACGCATTACCCATGTTCTTGCAGCCGATGAACGGAAGCAAGGAAGGCAGGGTGAAGTGGAATGACACGAGGATAGAATTCAGCAACATGAGTTGGGCGGAGTCCGTGGCCGCATCGCCTCAGGCGGGACGCGGCGAACAGCTTTCGCTGGTTATCCTCGATGAGTTCGCCTTCGTTGAGAATGACAAGACGATATGGACCGCTATCAACTTCGCCTTGTCGATGTCCAAGGGCGATTGCATCATGATATCGACCCCGTACGGCTCTGGTAACAAGTACCACGAGAACTGGGTGGAAGCCGAAAAGGGGAAAGGTGGATTCAACCCCATCAAGGTCCACTGGACGGAGAACCCAGTTTGTAACAAGGGACTTCGACAGACCATTGAGAAGGGAAAGATGGTGTTCTGGAGCCCTTGGTATGAGGACCAGAGGCAGAAGATGAACCACGACTCGGTGCTCATAGCACAAGAGCTTGATCTCTCATTCTTGGGGTCCAAGCTCTTGGCGGTGGACGAGACCATACTGAGCGATTATAGAGAGAAGATCAACAAGAACTCTCCTGTGGAGTGGTATTTCGACCACACCGCTTGCGCGTTCACGCAGTTGAAGAACGAGTTCTGGGTGTGGAAGCGGCCCGAAGTACGCGTGAGCCCCGATGGTACAAGAACCCCTGTCAAGTACATCGTGAGCGCTGACGTTGCACGAGGTGACGGAAAGGACTACAGCGCCATACAGGTGATACAGGTCGATACGCTCGAACAGGTGGCGGAGTACCAAGGCAAAATAGACCCCGACCTGTTCGCCAATATGATATACGCCATCGGAGCGGCCTACAACACGGCCTTCGTGGTGGTGGAGGGCAACTCCTTCGGACTCGCCACCACCTACAAGCTGACGCGGAACCTACAGTACGATAAGAACCAGATATTCTACAGCAAGAGCACCAAGAAGATCCACGTGAGACCGTCCGGATATGAGGACTACGTGGTCGATGAGGACGAGAAGATACCCGGATTCCAGACCACCTTCCAGTCGAAGGTGATGGTGGTGGACGCCATACGCAGGTCCATGAGAGAGGGGTCGGTGAAGATCAACTCGGTCCGCTTGCTCAACGAGTTCAACACATGGGTGATGGAGAACGTCTCCAAGGACAAGGTCGTGGCCGAGGCCGAATCGGGCTATAACGATGACCTCATCATGGCTTTGGGTATAGGCCTGTACATCCGCGAGACCGAATACGCGAACATAGTGGTCAATCGCGAGTTGACCAAGTCCATGCTCGACGCTTTCTCCACGTCTTCCTCTCCTATGTACGGGAAACAGATGTCGCCCGAGGAAAAGAGGAACGAGGAACAAAAGAATCGCGATGCCAAGAACAAGAACCGTGGCCTGTTCTACTTCAGGGACGGACAGGATGTCGATGGAGAGGACGACCCAAACGACCTATCGTGGCTGATGGGTTGATTTTCCCTTCGATAGCTCAAGAACTATATTACTATCATGGCAGAGAACAATAAGGATCAGAACATCTTCATAGGTCTTCTGAATGCTATAAATCCGCAGAAGAGCGCGAGGCAGGAGGACCCACAGAAGAACGTTCCGCAGCAATTCGACCCGCGCGGCGCCACAAGCCGCGAGGATGTGCAACAGAAGTGGTTGGACTGGCAGGTCCAAAAGCTCGATAAGGACCTGTATTCGCGTCCGATATACTTCGACTCCGACCGTATCAGCGCCTATCAGGACTATCGTGCCATGGACCATTCTCCAGAGGTCCGTCAGGCCTTGAATATCATGCGCGACGAGTGCCTCACACCCAATGAATACGGAGAGATACTTCAGGTGTACTCCGATCAGGAGCGGGTAAAGGAGGCATTGACGGAACTGTTCGGCAACAGGCTCAATGTCAACTACATGCTCAAGCTGTGGATACGCGAACTACTCAAGTATGGCGATCACTTCGTGCTCTTGGAGATAGACAAGGACAAGGGTGTTGTTGGTCTGAGGAATCTGCCCACATCCGAGATACACCGGGAAGAGAACTACAACAATGGGCCCGATGTAGTCAGGTTCCGCGATGATGTCAGGAGCACCTATTACACGGAGTGGCAAGTGGCGCACTTCCGGTTGATGGAGGACAGCGAGCGTCTTCCGTACGGAAGGTCCATATTGGACGCGGCGCGCAAGACATGGAAGCAATTACAATTGGCCGAAGACGCCCTGTTGGTCTATCGTATCACACGTGCTCCCGACAGGAGGGTGTTCTACATCGAAGTTGGCAACCTTGCCCCGGACGAGATAGGTCCGTTCATTCAAGCCATGCAACGATCTGTGAAGAAAGCCCCTGTTGCGGATCCGCGCAACGGCAACAAGGAATTCAAATACAACCCACAGAACGTATCGGAGGATTACTTCCTTCCTGTGCGCGGTGAGCACCACTCGCGCATCGATACCCTGCCCGGAGCCTGCTTGGCGCTTGACACCAAGATTCGCTTGCTTGATGGAAGATCGCTGATGTTGAACGACATCATCAAGGAACATGAATCCGGTAAGGAGTTATGGTCTTACTCCATCAACCCCAAGACTGGTGAGATGGTTCCGGGCAAGATCACATGGGCTGGTGTGACCCGAAAGGATACGCAGGTGGTGAAGTTGACGCTTGATAATGGTGAGTCGTTCATTTGCACTCCTGATCACAAGTTTCCTACCAAGTTCAACGGCAAGAAAGAGGCAAAAGACCTGTTGGGTGAATCGTTGTGGAGTTTCAATACGAAGAAAGAGCCGATATTCAAGAACAAACCAAAGGCCAAGGATTATGAAAAGATCTATGACCATTCAACCAACGAGTGGGTATTCACACACCAAATGGTTGGGAGGTACTTCAAGTCACTAGGAAAACACAATGAGCATGTTTTTTTGGAGAGTGAGAAAAGCAAGCAGAAGAACGTAATCCACCATTATGACTTCAATAGGTTCAACAATCAGCCTTCCAACTTGAAGTTCATGTCTTATCATGACCACGTCATGCTTCACCAGTCTATGTGGGCGAATCATGAAGACGCGAGGATTGTTGGAAGAAAAGAATATTGGTCAAACCTTAGCCAAGATGAGCTTGACAATAAGCTTCGTGTGGCGAAGGAAAATCTTTCAAGGGCAACTCCCGCTTTGCAGGAGTTGATGAAGAACGACGGCTTCAAGAAGAGGTTCTATGAGAAAACATCGAAGGCGTTGCAGGTGAGCCAGAATGCGCCTGAATTTAGAAAGAGGCAGAGCAAGAACGTCAAGAAGCAATGGGAGGAGGGCAGCATACGCGAGGCAGTTGCGACCAAGCAGAAGCTAAAGTACACGGAGTCCATGTTGCAGTCGGTCGTCAGCATGTGCAAATCGAACCTGAATGGGGCAGAGATATTGGTGCGCATCAATGAGTCAGGATCGGCATTCATGCAGGAGTTCATGGCACTCAACGCGGGCAACAAGCAGTTGACAAAGATGAAGGGTGGTTTCACCCACAACAACCTGAACAAGATGGTTGTGTCCTTCGGCTACAAGAACTGGAGGGACTTCACCAAGAAGGTGGAATTCTTCAACCACAAAGTCGTCTCCGTCGAATGGTTGACCGACACTCAAGACACGGGAACATTGACTATAGATGGCCAAGAGCAGTACCATGATTATCACACGTTTTCCCTTGATTGTCAGGTGTTTACGTACAATAGTAATCTGGGAGATATCCAAGATATTGAGTACCTAGAGAACAAGCTCTTCTGCTCGCTCGTTGTGCCAAAGGCCTACCTGAACTTCGCCGAGGGCCTTCAGGGAGGGACCACACTCTCGCAGTCCGACATCCGTTTCGCCCGTACCATCATCGGATTCCAAGAGGTGGTGCTGATGGAGTTGCATAAGATAGCCAAGGTACACTTGTTCCTTCTTGGGTTCAAGGAGGACTATGAGAACTTCACCCTCAAGCTCAATAATCCATCCACACAGATGGAGTTGATGAAGCTTGAGATCATGAAAGCGCGTCTGGAGGTCGCCAAGGAATGGCACAGCATGGATGCGAACTCATTCGCGTCTTGGACGTGGACCATGGAGAACATCTTGTCATTTTCCAAGAACGCGATCAAGAAGATGCTCAAGCAGAAGAAGGTCGAGAAGAAGCTCTTTGCGGAGATCGATGCGGCCCCTGAGACCTATAGGAAGACCGGTATCTTCAAGGATATCGACCAACGCTACGAGATAGCTGGTGCCGACCCCAATGGAGGCACTGGAAGCGAAAACGGCGGCGGTGGAGAATCCGATGGCTTCAACGCCTCAAGTGCGCTGGGAGATGATGGCGCCGGAATGGACATGGGAGGTGGACCACCCGATCTTGGAGGAATGGAGGGTGGCGATACGGGAAGCGCTCCAAGCTCCGCTCCTACAGGAGGAGATGCGCAATCGGCCCCAGAGATGGCTCTTGGCGAGAACAGGAAACTCACCAAGGAACAGCGCAAACAAAGGCTTATCGAGATGATCGATGAACTGTTCGAAGATGACCGCGAGGAAGAGGCGGAACGCGCCATGATACAACGCGGTAAGCAGAACATCATCGAGCGCGGGGGCAACATGATGGCCCGCACCGAATCGCTCATGACGGCATTGGAACAGAAATTCGGAGTGCTCACAGCCAAGGACCAACGGCAGCAGAAAGCCGTGATCAAGGATGCGATGTTCGTGGAGAGCGACAATCCATTGCTCCAGAACTACAATGATCAGACAGCCAAGCTGTATGACTTCATGAAGCAGACCGAGGGAATGGCCAGCGCCGAAGAGGTCATCTTGCCAGACAACACGACCATTGAGGAACAAGGAGATGCGGAATGAAGCCCATCAGCAATGTCAATGACAACCACAAGGTCCTTGTGGATTGGCAGGCTGTGAAGGACGCCGTGGCCCAAGTGGACAAGGAGTTCCTCAAGTTCTATGGCCCAACCAAGACGAAGAAGGCCGGTATCAGGGCGCGCAAGCGCCTGATGAAGATGATCTATGAGATACACGTCATCCGCGAGAAGCTCCTCAAGCAGCGGCAGGACTACGACAGCGAGTACTAAGTGGATTTGGCGGTATCCATGAAAGGATTATCTTTGTCTTATGAACTACAATAATGCAGTCCCTACAGGCAAGAAGGAAACGAGGATTGCGAGTCTCATCCAGAGGCTTGAAATGTGCTTGACAAGCGTCGCCGCGTCCGATAGTCGTATCTCCACCATTGTTGACAGAACGGATGGAGCAAGACCTTCGAACGAAATGAAGGCGGATGATAGGCCCATGCCCACGAGTACCTTGAGCAAGCTTCAGGATATCGTTGGTCGATTGGAGAACGTGTCCTCCAGCATCCAAGGCAATGTTACACAGCTTGAAGAACTGATCTGATGTCGCTCATAGTTGTTGACGTAGAGGCCGATGGCCCCATCCCTCATGATTACTCCATGGTGTGCTTTGGCGCAGTCATAGTGGAACCCACCCTGAGTAGAACGTTCTACGGGGAGGTCAGTCCCATATCGGAAAAGTGGGACCCGAAGGCTTTGTCCATCAGCGGCATCGACCGCGAGACCCACGAGACCTTCGATGATCCGAAGCATGTGATGCTCAATTTCAAGGAGTGGATACTGGCGAACTCCAAGGGTAAACCGGTGTTCATATCCGACAACCCCTGCTTCGATTGGCAGTGGATCAACTTCTACTTCCACCGGTTCATCGGGGAGAACCCGTTCGGCTTCTCCGGCCGACGCATAGGCGATCTGTACGCTGGTATGTGCAAGGACATGCGCGTTCAGTGGAAACACCTGCGAGAGACCAAACACGACCACCATCCTGTTAACGACGCCAAGGGCAATGCCGAAGCGCTGTTGAAGATGGAAGCGATGGGGATCAAGATGCAGTTGGACGTGCTTCCTCTGAACACCACGACCTGAGACCTTTGGTTTAGGCCTGACAGGGTCTATCGTTGTAGTATGCACATACTACTTCAATCCATTCTCTGGCTCGTCATCATCGGCGTGATCTACGTCGTTGTCAACTGGGGTCTCGCCCGCATGGGTCTGCCGGACCTCATCAACAAGGCGCTCAATTGGATCATGGTGGCCACCGTTATTGTGCTGGTTGTCAACATCATACTCACCATCGTGGGCCATCCACTGTTCTCCCTGCCGAGATTATCATTTCATTTGTGAAGACTATCCTATGTACATTTGTGATAGAGGCAAGACCCCTCTCCCACCATGTACATTCTAGTAGACACCGAGACAAGCGGAAAGCCGCTTGACTATAAAGCCCCTCCATCGGACTTCAATGCTTGGGGGACCGCCAGAATGGTCCAACTGGCGTGGATAGAGTATGATGAGAACGGCAAGAAGCTTTCTGCTCATGATTACCTGATAAAGCCCGATGGGTTCCACATCTCTATGGATGCCATCGAGGTGCATGGTATCACCAACGAGCGGGCGCACGAGAAGGGCATACCGGTAAAGCAGGTCCTTGACCTGTTCCGTGAGGCGTTGTCGCGCCACCCGTACATGGTGGCCCACAACGTTGATTTCGACAAGAACGTAATCGGCTCGGAGTTCCTGCGCACGGGAGATGACAATCCGGTGGACGCCGTGTTCACCGTCTGTACGATGAAGTCCACCGTGAACTTCGTTCAGGCCAAGGGATTCGGCGGAAGGTACAAATGGCCCAAGTTGAGCGAGCTTCACATGAAGCTCTTCAATACCAAGTTCGACGGCGCCCACGATGCGTTGGTGGATACCGAGGCGCTTGGCAGGTGTTTCTTCAAGCTCCAAGAATTGGGGATTCTCGGCTTCAAGACGGCCCCGGAGAAGCGCAAGCTGTTCGGCAAAGACAAGACCGCAGAACTTCCGAAGGAAGAGTTGTTCAAACCTCTCGTGACCTTCGGGGTCCACACGTTCTATAGTCTGTTGCGTGGCGGTAGCTCTGTGGATGACTATGTGAAGCGTGCAAAGGACTTTGGCCACAAAGCCTTGGTGCTGACGGATAGAGGCAACGTATCGGGGTCCTTCGAGTTCTACCAGAAGTGCAAGAAGGCGGGCATCAAACCCATCATCGGGTGCGAGTTCATGCTCAACAACAACATCGGATTGTTCGAGAACCCGGTGGACGAGGGAGGGTCATATGTGCAGAAGATCATCATCAAGAACAAGGCGGGCTACTCCAACCTCAACAAGCTCCTGTTCCTCTCCCACAGCAAAGGGTTCAGGTCCGGAGAGAGCCGCATTACCACCGATTGGCTCATTGAGAACAAAGAAGGCCTGATGGTGAGCACCTCTGGTCATGAGGGCTACGTGGCGGACCTTCTGGAGAAGGGCAAGAGAACGGAGGCCAAGGCGCATATTCTTCGATTGAAGGAAGCGTTCGGCGATGACCTTTTCGTGGAGATCAAGTTCAGTGAATTGGCGGAGCAGAAGGCGCTCAATGAATTCCTGCTGGTGATGGCCGCTGAGCACCAGATAACGACCATCATGGACAACGACGTCCACTATGCGTTGCCCAACGGCAACGAGCTTCAGGACACTGTGTACGCCATGAGCCAGAACGGTGCTGCGCTCAGCAAAGCGCGGCTGTTCGATCGGCGCAGTTTGTTCATGCCCAACAGGAGAAACTACATAGAGTTCAACAAGAACTTCGGGTATCATTATCCGGAGAAGGCGATCGAGAAGTTCATGGACAACTCGCTCCTGTTGGCCGAGCGCTGCAACTTCGAGTTCGAGATAGGCGTTGAGAAATATCCCGCGTATGAGCCCACGCAAGATGTCATAGACTTCTTCAAGACATCGGACCCAACGGAGATAATCTATAAGATGTCCCACGCCAAGCTCAAAAAGAAGTTGACGGAGCGGGAGAAGAGAAGCGGCATCATTATGAGCGAAGAGGATCGTAAGAAGTACTTCGATAGGCTGGAGTATGAACTGGGGGTCATAAAGAGCAAGAAGATGCTCGATTACTTCATGATCAATTGGGAAGTGCTGAGAGAGTATCGGTCCAAGGGATATGAAGTGGGTGCCGGACGTGGTTCTGCTGCTGGGTCACTTCTCTCGTGGGTGCTCGATATCACCAAGATCGACCCGTTGAAGTTCGGTTTGTACTTCGAGCGGTTCTTGAACCCCACAAGGAACTGTCTCACTGAGGACTCCGTGGTCCTCATGAAGGACGAAAGCCTCAAGCCCATCGGTAAGGTGGTCGCTGGTGACGCCGTGGAGACCGAAAGCGGCAAAGGAGAGCTTGTACAAGTCCATGTGCGTGATATTACGGACGAGGACGAAGTGTTTGAGCTTGAGATGGAGAACGGCACCGTATTGCGCCTCACGGGGGACCACGTCATGCCAGTTCGCAGGGATGGCCAGAGGGTGGATATCCGCGTGGAGGAGCTTCAGGAGGGGGATGAGATGTGGGTGTCGTAAGAAGTTGTATCTTCGCAGAACAAAGGAGAGAACAGATGGAGAAGACATTCAGAGAGTTGTACGCATCCCATCCTAAGGGGATAGTGATTCCTAGTTTCCAAAGGGATTACACGTGGGGTGAGGGGGAGGGAAACAAGGAATTGCTGCGTGAGTTCTTCGAACTGATGTATTCTGATTTCTACAGAAACAGGAGTGCAGCGCACAAGGAGAAGAACTACATCAGCGACATGATTGTATGGGTGCAGGATGGGAGTGCTAACATAGTGGATGGACATCAAAGGACCATCACATTGTCGGCTATGATACACTACTTAGAACGTGGAAAAACCATAGACGGCAAGCCATGCTTCATGCTTGCTTCTGGACTAAACACGTTGATGCACACCTTTGAGGGTGGGGAAAAGGTGATATGCAATCTGTCTTATGAAGACAAGAACTACGTCTCTGACTTCCATGACCTCTTTTTGGATGGTGCAAAGAACGACTTCCCCGAGTCTTTGAATAATCTATCGAAGTACATAGTGAACTTCTTTACAGAGAAGGAAACCGAATTGCGCGATACGCTTGGGTATAGCTCTGCTGAAGTCAGAAAAGAGTTCATGGAGTTCCATTCGTACCTTACATCAGAGGTGCAATTCTATTGCAAGGAGTGTAGCACAAAAGCGCAAGCAATCAATTCATTCATCAACAAGAACAGGTTTCAGAAGCTTCTGTCCTTTGTTGACAAGTTGAAAATCAACCTGATCAAGGACGTGTCCATTAGCAATGAATATGACTACTTGGTAAGCGAGTTCAGAGCGTGTCAGAACAAGTTGTCCAAGAGAACAATGCCATCGCACGCCAATTTGGACAAGAAGATGAAATTTGTTGTGGAACTCATCGACATCGCATACCACAATGGCAAGTCTTTTATCAGCAAGGAAATTGAAAAGCGTTTTCTGAGTCCTGACCATGGTCGGTTTTCAGACTATGAAAAAGCACGCGCCTTCCTTAAGTCATGGAAGGAGATATTGGACCATCTTGACACAGCAGTAGAGCACTATGATGGGCAGTACAAGAACATAGTAGAGGCGAAGGCCTTCACCTTCATGCAGCCTATCATTCTGGCTGAATTACTAGAGGTGCCCGAAGAGGATATGAAGCTGTTGATGGCTTTCATAAAGCGCTTAGTCATATCGTGCTGGCTGAATGTGGGGGCACTGGGTCAAAAGAAGGCAGAGAAGATTGTGCTGGACCTATGTGTTCTCATAAGAGAAAAGAAGCGCTTCAATGGGCTGACACTTGAGCAGTTCATTGATGACACAAAACAGACTGTTGGCGGCGATTGCTTGCCTATAGAATCGAACAGGGCACACCTGAAAAACATACTCAAAAACTTGTCATATCAAACTGAAGGTGACAAGCCTAAGATCAAGTATGTTCTATACTTCTTGGAATCTGCCCTTCAGCACAACACTGGCAAATTGAACATGGACAAGGAGGTGAATCGGTTGTTCGATAACAAGACCACCATTCATACCGAACACATCATTCCTCAGATAGAACTCAATAATCCATCAACGACCAATGAGCAACGTCTATTGATAGACTGTTTGGGGAACTTGACCATATGGGGCATACATGACAATGGCTACGCCAAGGATAAGCCATACACTGAAAAGCGAAAGGCTTTTCATGATGCTGGCTACATCCTGACGAGGAACCTGAGTGACTCATATGATGCATTTGGATATGATGACATCAATGGTCGATGTGACGCCATGATCGATGATTTCTTGACACACTTCACGTTCAATCCGGAAGAAGTACTTTCTAAGAAGATGCCCAAAAAGGTCATGCATGTTTGAAATCTAAGTCTATGTATGATAAAGACTTCTAATGGTCATCATAGACAGAGCATTCAAAGGCGCCGAGGACCTGCACGCTTACTTAAGGGAGAGGGCGGGATTCAAGGAGGCTACACAAGAGGAGAAGGAGAATTGGCGCTACCATACGCCTCTATGGACTTCTCCATCCAACTTTATTGGATGTGACCTTATTCACAAGGGGAAGGAGGTGGGAAAAGTGATTGCCGTCAGCCTACGTCCATCCCTCAACAAGCAGAGCACGACGAAGGTCATGAGCTTGCAGACCGAAAGTGGGTGCTATAAGTTCAGCAATTGTGACATCCGATTCAAGAATGCCCTATACGATGGGCGAGAACAGGTGATGAATCTGCATCCGACCCGCGCTGGGGCATATCTGTGGTCCAGAGGGTTCGTAATAGGCGAGAAGGATTACAAGTCGCTGTATTACCAGACGGAGGAGTACCAGAAGAAGTATGGCAAGACCATGGTAAAAAGACATGGCGTAGTGCGTCCATATCAGTCCAAGTCCATCAGGGCCAAGGCCAGCAAAGCCATCAAGGAGAAGTTCGGAGTGGATTGGTTCCTGACGCGCGGAACGCACTACTCCGCCATCACGAACACCATGATTGAGAAGTATGGAGTGGAGAACATCATTCACTCGTCCGACTTCTTGGAGAGGTGCGGTCAATGCACTTCCAAGGGAGAACAGGAAGTAGTTCAATACCTCGTGAGTGAATTCAGCTTGCAAGACTCGATGCACTACACAACTGGGGACACGCGGCAGGCCGTCATAACAGATCCGGAGACTTACGGGTCCTATCAGGTGGACTTCATGAACGAGCGCCTCGGCATCATCGTGGAGTTCTTCGGCGACTACTGGCACTGCCATCCAGACTTCTACAAGAAGAGTTACATCCATGACACGAATGGAAAGTCGGCAGGCGAGATATGGGCAGCCGATAAGAAGCGCCTACAGCGCCTGAAGGAACTTACGGGGTTCGAGGTGCTCGTGGTGTGGGAACGGGACTGGATGAACAACAAGGAGGCCGAGAAGGAAAGATTGCGGGCAGTCGTTTTAGAACTATCTTCGCAAAACCAAGAGTAGAACATGCAGGTAGTAAAGCTCAAGTCCAAGAGGAAGGTCGACTATACCGGTAAGGTGTATGATCTATCCTTCGTAAACGACCCATACTTTTTTGCCTCGGCAGCGGCTATGAGTGCCGGTAATAACTCGCTGATTCTCACGCATAATAGCCCTCCTGATCTGGACATCGACTTCATGTCCGGTACTGATGAGTTGTTGGATGATTTCCTGTACCAGAAGTACGGGAGGGAGCGCGTGATGGCTGTGGGCACATACTCTACTTTCAACGAGAAGGGCTGTTTGAAGGACGTGGTCCGCGCTCATTATGGTGTGGAGGCAACGGGTGATGAATCAGAGGTGAATCAGGTCACCAAGGCGATGCCTGATTGGCTCAAGGAGAAGAAGCTCACCTTGAAGGACTGGTTCGAGAATTATCCGAACATGCCCGATTGCAGCCCTGTGGTCAAGAGGTGGCTGCAAGACCCGAGGAACGAGATCATATTGGAACAGACCCTTCAATTACAAGGTCAGGTTCGCGGCTTCGGAAAGCATGCGGCAGGCGTCATTATAACGCCGCGCGAGTCGTGGCATGATGTCCCAAGCAGTGTCATAGGAAAGAACCAGAGCATCATCACGGCGTTCTCAGAGGCTGACGGTTCCAGCAAGGATCTTTCGGCGTTGGGCATCCTGAAGCTTGATCGGCTCAAGCTGAGCACCATGAACATCATCATGGATGCGATCAAGATGATCAAGCATAATACGGGGGTCGACATCACCGATACCATCATGCACATTGATGAGCACTTCGATGATAAGAACCTGTACGCTGAGTTGCGGCTCGGATTGAACCACGGGGTTTTCCAGTTTGAAAGTGCCGGTATCAACTCTCTCATACGCAACATAAACATCGACTCGTTCGATGAGGTCGTGGCGGCCAACGCGCTGTTCCGCCCCGGACCCATGGGCATTGACGCGCACACTGAATACATCCACAACAAGTTCAATCCCACGGAGATCGAGTACGCCCACCCAGCGTTGGAATCCGTATTGGCCGAGACCAACGGGGTGATGATCTTTCAGGAGCAGGTGCAGTTCATAGCCAACAAGATCGCCGGTATGAGCTTGGGCGAGGGAGACATGCTCCGGCGTTACATGGACAAGGCCTCGAAGATCATCTCCAAGACCTCCAATGGAGTGGAACTGGAAGAGAAGGATTTGCAGGACAAGGACTACCAGAACTTCCTCAAGTACTGGGAGCAATTCTTGAGCGGGGCCGCCAAGCAAGGGTATAACGAGCGCGATGTGAACATGATACGGGACTACATGGTCAAGTATCTCGGATATTCGTTCAACAAGTCCCACAGCGTGTCGTATGGCTTCATCGCCATGCAGACCTTGTATTTGAAACACTACCACCCAACGGAGTTCTATGCGTCGCTGCTGAACAACGCCAAGAACACCGGGCCCGACGACAAAAAGAAGGCGTGGATGGAGAATGCCATTGCATCGGCCATCTCCAAAGGCATCACCGTGCGCCCGCCATCAAGAAGGTCGCAATGGGAGTGTTCTACCACCGGGGAGAAGGAGATATCGCTGGGCTTCTCCATGATCAATGGGTTCGGCGAGGCAGCCTATCAGGAACTTCTCGACCTCTTGAGGGTGAAGAAGAAGACCTTGGACACCATTGCCATGACAACGTTCTTCGAGCTACCGTTCTCGAAGTTCAACAAGTCGGCCTTCGAGGCCTGCATGAAGGCCGGTGTGTTCGATGACTGGTCCACATCGCGTGAGTTTCTCATGTCGCTCAAGACGAGGAAGAAGAAGAAGCCGGGCGACCCGCATCAGATGACGGCCTTCGATATGGAGGAAGTAAGTTTGGGCGTCCGCGTGGATGATAGCGTATACCCGCCCGCTTCAGATGGAGAACGTCTAGCGCAGTTCATCGAGGTGTGCGGATTCGACATCCGGCATATCGAGCGCATAGCCAAGATAAAGAGGAACATCGAGGAGAAGGCCAGCAAGAAGTCCAAGGCCGTGGAGCCCATAACGAACTTCCATGGGGATGACTCCTATTATTTCTTCCTCAATGACATACGGCACATGAAGACCAAGCAGAACAAGGATTACCTGCAACTCATCGTGGGCGATGGCATATCAAAGACGAAGCTGCACGTGTTCGAGCCCATGGTGGAGCGCATCGTGAACGACTTGGAACGCAACGCCGTATACTTGACCCAGTTCGTACAGAACGAGAAGGGCTTCATCAATATGAAGCGCAATTGCAAGTTCAAGAAGATAGTGCATGCCTACAGCACTGACATCATAACCAATGCCGCATGAGGATATTCAGGATCTATTGCAGTGCCGCGTACGACATCGCCAGTGGTCTCGGAAGCGCTTCTTACGTGGTCACGGAGGACAACTCTGTGCTGGACGAGGACTCTGCGTGCGACAAGGCCCCAAGCGCGAACGCCACGGAGATGCTATCGGTGGCCAATGCTCTGGAGGCGGTGCGCGTTCACGGAGGAGGTGATGGCGACAGAGCCTTCATCTACATGGACTTCCGGCCCGTCTGTGATGCGTTCGAGAAGGGATGGATCACCAAGTGGCAAGAGAACGGCTGGAAGAACTCTGATGGGCTCCCTGTGCGCAACAAGGAACTGTGGGAGACCATATGCGATCACCTGCGTGGGATGAACGCGGAGTTCCGGTACACCAAGCGCGATGAGATGGGGATGTTGGAGAAGCTCAAGAAAAGGGCGCGAAAGGCCCTGCTGTCATTTGAACAGGTCCTTTAGACTGAAAGAGAGCATGCCCACCAAAGCCAACAGTATGGCGCTGATGATCCCCGCGATGGTCTTGGCGCGGGTCATAAAGACCTGAAGGGTTTCGACCTTGATGGTGAGGGCGTTTATGGCGTCCTCAACACGCTTCAGATTGGCCACATCATCCTTTTCCAAGGAGTCGATGGCTTCCCGGAAATCGTCGTCCCTAGACGCCAGTTCGGAACGGAGTTGATGGATCTTGTTCTCCAACTCCGCCAGACTGTTGTTGAGGTAGCTGAGCTTGGCTATGTCCAAGTTGGCCTTGTTGACCTCATTGCGGAGCCCGTTCAACTGCGTGTCAAGGTGCTCAAGCAGGTTGATTATGTGCCTTGACCACTCTTTCCATCCATCTCTTTCTACGCTGTCGTTCATGATGCTTGATTTATGTTGCCAGTACCGTCCCTATTGGTTTATACAGCCATTTGGGGTGGGTGTACGTGCTCCTTATCTAAATAGGATCCCTATTTACTTGGAAAGCGGGTTTGCAATGAAAAACGCGAAGAAGTCCTTTGCGAAGTGGAAGGAGAAAATGAAGCGCAAAGAATGGGCAGAGGCGAGGTATGGGGACTCTTGGGAGTTGAAGAAGCAGCAGAAGCTGGAGGAGAACGCCAAGAAGATGAGAAAGAACATGACGGCGCCAGAGAAGATCATGGCCACCCTCTTGAAGGAGTTGAAGATCCCCTATGAGTCGCAGGTCGTTCTAGGAGAGTTCATCTACGATTTCCGCCTGACCGATTCCAAGATACTGATCGAGGTCGACGGTGACTACTACCATGGCAACCCGGCGAAATATGATGATAAGGACCTCAACGCCATGCAGCGCAAGAACAAGCGCACCGATCAGAAGAAGAACATGATGGCCGGAGGTTTGAAGTACAAGTTGCTGAGGTTCTGGGAGTGTGACATACAGGACAAAGGATCCACAGTGAAGGAGGAGATCAAAAAACATATCGATGGAACTGAGAAGTGAAATACGCCGGATACTCGCCGAAGAGCTTGCCTCTCTGGAGAACCCATTGGACAAGATGAAGGACGTGGCCATCGACACTCAAGACGTGCAGGACAAGGTCAACGCATTGAAGGCTCGGGCCAAGAAGGAAAGAGATGACATCATGACCACCATGAACGCCAAGCGGAAAGCCAAGATGGTCCCGCAGGGCAATGATCCAGAGATAGAGCGTCAGCGACGCACATTGGTGGACAAGGAGATAAATGACCTCGATACCAAGCGGGTCGCAAAAGACGAGGAGCAGGATGAGATAGACATGATGGCGACCGACCTCACACAGTTGAGCACTTCGGTCAGCGACCTGCAAAAACAGAAGACTGAACTTCAGGCCATGCTTGCCCAGATGAGTGGCAACTCCCCGGAAGTAGGAGGAATGTGATTGATTTTCGGATTTTAAGGGTGTAGTATTTACCTCTACAACCTTAATGACCGGCACTTCAATGTCTGAAACCCCAAGAATCACTAACAGGAAGAACGAAAACCCTGAACCTGTTGAATCCATCGACCAAATACGCTCTAGGGCCAAGGACGATGATGAAGTAAGGACCATCGTTGAGGCTCTCAGGAGCGACAAAGCGATCAAGGAGGCCGACTATGACAAGGTCCTCACGGGGCTCGGCATTCCAGAAAGCCAGTACAGGAGGTTCCTCACCCCGAAGAGGCCGTCCGCGCCCGATCAGACGAAGACCTCCGGGAACTACAAGCTCAACAACATCAGGAACGCTGAGAAGATGTTCGAGGCCCCCACCTATGTGTTGGACCTCCCTTCAAAGGGCATGTTCTACGAGAATGGACAATCCACGTTGAAGGTGAAGGCGCTGACGGCGCAGGAAGACGACATCCTGTTCACGCCAGAGTTGATCACACAGAACAAGGTATTGCACGCTGTGCTCGACAGTGCCGTTATAGACGAATACCTTCGCCCTGAGGACATGCTTTCGTGCGATCGGAACTATGTCCTGATTCAATTGAGGATAAATGGCTTCGGGAGCGAGTACGAGCCCGGACCAATGGGATGCGACAATTGCGGAGGCGTATACACTCCGAAGGTAGACCTGTCCAAGTTGAGCATCAAGGAACTGAAGCACGCGCCGGACCCCGATGGTCTTTACTTCGTTGAGCTTCCCATGAGCAAGGTCAAGGTGAGGTTCCGTCTGCTCAATGGAAAGGATGAGCTTGCACTGCAAGGAAAGGGCATGGCCTCCATCAAGAAGCAAGGCGGGTTCAAGGCCAAGAAGATGTGGAGCGAGAGGTATCTATTGCAGATCATGGAGGTCAATGGGGAGGTCGACAAGATCTTCATCAAGAGCTTCATCGACGCGATGCCGCTGGGGGACTCACAGTTCTTCCGCAAGTTCGCGTTCGAGGTAGAGCCCGGAATTGACCTGAACTACAACTTCACATGCACGCACTGCGGGCATGAGGATGAGAAGATCGTTCCTATAACACCAAGATTGTTCTACCCTGATGCGGAGCTATGAGCGACATCGCACGTCAGTTCTCGATGATCAACGTGCCATCCAAGGGAAAGTACTATGAGGATGGCAAGTCGTATTTCCTTGTAAGGCACCTGTCGTACATCGAGGAGAACATTCTTGCGAACGACTCTTTGATGGATACCGAGGAGGGCATCAAGCTGGTGCTCAAGAGTCTCATGATGGATGACTTTGACGTGGAGAGGCTGTTGCCGGGCGACGTGCAGGCCATCAGCATGTACCTGTACTCCACCGCCTATGGTGACAAGATCGAGTTGGAGGTGACGTGCCCCGGCTGTTCCTACAAGGAAAAGAAGGAGGTACACATAAGCAACTTCAAGATGAAGGAGGTCAATGCTTGGCCCGATGAAAGACGCATGGTCATGGGCATACTCCCCGTGTCCAATCATTCCTTCACGATGCGCATCCCCACGTTCTTCGACGAGTTCCGCTTCAAGCGCAACATGCAGAATCAGGACACGCACTTGGACCGCATGTCTTTCCTCGTGAGCGAGGTGAACGGCGTGAGCGGACAAGGCATGGTGAGACAATACATCTCCACACTGCCCATACAGGATTCTAGGTTCCTCAGGAAATTCATCGACAACAACACTCCCGGTGTCGATACCCATGTTGGTCATGAGTGTGCCGAGTGCCATCAGGAGTTCAAGGTACACGTATCCAGTGGTCACAACTTCCTGCGGTTGCCATCTTCTTATGCCGCATCGATGTTGGAGGAGGTATACCTTGTGGCCAAACACGGGGAGAACATCGGATGGGAGGAGGCCACACGCATGAGCACGATACAGCGCAAATGGGTTCTGACGCGGATCCAGCAGGATAACAAGCGCAAAGGGGACAATGAGGCCAAGGAAGCTGAGCGCATGAAATCCAGAGGCCGCAGGTTCAGCAAACGCTAACAAGGCAAAGCTGGTGTCCACTGGCTATTTACAAACACATGGAGCGTTTTCAAGAGATAGATGACTTGGCCTTGAGAACTGAGGGTCTTTTCGGCAAATTGATGTCCAAGGTGGGTCTTGGCGGCCAGAATACGGGACCCGCAAGAGCGCTCGGTGGAGGGCGTTACGCCATAGGCAACAATGAGATACTCAAGCTCGGAGGGGTAACCGAGGACGAATTCCTGAAGTATGATTGGAACAACGGCAAGTTGTCGTTCCTCACCAAAGGCCAATGGACCGCCAAGGAATTGGTGCTACAGATAAGCCAAGGGGTCGAGCAAATCGTTCGTTTCGCTGGCCAGTGGAGCGCAGGAGCCTTCGTTGGGAACTTCTTCGGAGACTTCCAAGGCGAATCCTTCGAGGGGCATTTCCAATCGGCCTTCAACAGCTACAGGTCGGGCCCCAGCACGTTCGTCAACGGAAAGGTCACCTCATTCGATAGGGGAGTTATAGGCGTCCCCAAGCTGGAGGTCACCTCATTGGACAAGTCCTCACAAAAGAGAGTGGTGTCGCTCTTGGAAATGAGGGTCGGC